GTAAAGATATGGAGCAGTAGGTAGTTGTGTACCTATCTTAGCTGACGCACCTATTGCGTTAAGGTAGTCGAACTTTGTTGCCATGTTTTACTCCTTCATTAAGAGGGCCACCGAAGTGACCCCCTAACTAAAATTTATACGTTAGTTGCTGTAAGCGGCACCATCACCTTTAGATCCCCAGAAACCTCTCCAATCACTCCAACCAGTTGAGAATCTTATTCTCACTTTGTATAGAGCTGCGTCAGCGTCAAAATTGTAATCACTCTTGAATTCTGGTTTGACTCTCCAGAAAAAGTTTAACAAATGATCGCTAGAATCTTGCAGGAACCAAGCTGTCGTTGATGTTAGGTATCTCCAAGGAACTACTTTAAATACTCCCTCGAAAATGTTTACATCATTGTTAGCTGTACCTGGTCTCAATGTCGATTGAGTCAAGATTTGAGCTGTCTTTCTTAGATCTACTGGGATGATAAGCTTATCGGCTTGGAAAGTTACGATCTGTCCTTTGTCATCCAAGACTTTTTCTAATGCTAATCTTCCTGTTTCAAGGTTTGTCTCTGTGAGAGTTATACCTGTTGAGGATGCGTTAGATTGTGCGGTTCCACCATCTGCTCTACTGTGTGATGTTGAGCAGAGAGGTTTTCCATCTCCGTATGACGTGTAGCTTGTACTAAACGCATTGTTCAATACTGAAGCTGCATGATACTCGGTTGTTCTAACTGTAGCCTTAGCTAATAGTTTAGGAAGTCTTGCTATAACATTGTGCTGATCGTCTTCCATCAATTCTTTCGATACTTTGAATCCCTTCGTATACTTCTTGTGACTGTAGACTGTCCTGTACATTTTTACAGGGTCTTCGTAATCGAGAGCACCTAATTCAGATGTCTCAATTAACATACCAAACCCAGTTGTTGCAGAGTCAGTCTCAGAATCTTTACTTGAAGAAAGTACGTTGAAAACTTCAGGCATTACCTGGGGCTCTTCATTATACCTATCAAGAAAGATTTGACGTATAGCGGGATCTAGCTCGTCTTTAAAGTTTCCTCTAATTGCTGCCATAATTATCCCCTAACTCTACTATTATTGCTGAGCATAAGGATCCAACATTGATTCAGCGATTCTAAAGAGTCCTTTAGAAGCATCACCATCATTGTCGGGATCTAGCCCAACTAACTGGAATTGGCCACTTGTGTCACTAGCAGACGAGGCATTTATTGTATCTTCGTCAGTTAAGTCGAAGAATTGCATTAAATTTGTGGTTGCTAAAGCACCACTCGAGTCGTTTGAGAACAACGCAAAGGGTGATACTATTAGTCCAACCTGATACTTTTTAACTGTTTCATTATCGGAATCAACTGTGTATGTATCGGTTGTACCTGAATCAGGTTCAACTGGGATACCGTTTGCATCAACAACTTGAGCTGCGATACCAGCAACTTCTTCACCAGTAGTTGCGACAACTGCGTGACCGTTGCTGTCTATCATGATTGCATCACCTAATGTAATGGTAGATGAATTATTGATTATGAAATACAGTAAAGTAGGCTCGTCTTTAGTAATGAGGGATTTCCTATAAGAAAATCCTGCCATAATAGCCTCCTAGTAGTAAATAAATACTACAACTAATATAACTATAATTGTCAAGTTGTCAAATCAATAAGTATAAGTACGCCCTATTTCTAAGGCGTACCTATAATACAAAACAGATGTCGTTAATCTTTTAGATTTCACCTTCTGCTTTAGCTTTTTTCCAACTCTCAGCAACTTTCTCTGGATCTACTCCTAACTTTTCTGCCATTTCTGCTTGTTTAGGAGAAAGTCCTTCTGAGCTTGGAGTAATGGTTCCAGAGGGCATTGTCCCCATAGTTCCATAAGCATTTTCTCTTGCTTCTGCAAAACCCTCTAAACGACCCTCTTCTTTTAATTCTTTGGCTTTTATAGACATATATGTCCTTTCCAATAGAGTAGGAAGTTTAGTCAAAGGAACAGTATTTATATCCTGACCAAAATCAGATAAATATGCCCCTATCTCTGACCTAATCTTCTTTTGCTGGTCTTTTGGTAAGTTTGCTATACCAAACTTTCTCTCGAACTCAGCAACTTTTTCTTCTCTAGTACTAGCTTTAATATCTGCTACATCTCTACTAAGTCTTTCATCCTCTTTGTGAGGCTCTCCAGTATCTTTTGACGACACTTCTTTTTCTGTCGGTTGCTCGGCTTGTACTCCGTAAGCCTTTTGATAGACTTCTTGGAATTTTGATTTGAGTTCTGGGTTATAAGCAACTGTGTTGATAACAATGTTTGCTTGGTCGATAAACTCTTTTTGAGCTCCAAGTTCGTTTCCCATTCTTCCAAGCTCTGCTTCAAGTTCTTGGATTCTTTTATCTCTTGGGTCTTCTTTTGGGGATTCCTTTGCAGGTTGTTCTGCAATAGTATTAACTTTTTCTTCATTCATTTAATTTCACCTCCTTCGGATGTCTGTACGACACGCCCCGAAATAAATATTATCTACCTCTTTTTGATTTTCTAACTGGTCTAGACCAGCCTTTGGTGGCATGATACGCTCTTACTTGTTTCTTGGTGTATAGTTTACCACTTGGGCTTTTATATTTTTTTCCTGATTTTTTAAATGGCATATATATTATACTACAACTAAAATTCTCCGTAACTAGGTTGATATTGGTCAAGCATACCAATCCTTCTTAAAACATCTCTAGCATAGTCCGAACCTACTCCTGTAGTTTGGTATCCAGTTGCGCCGCCATTATAAGAAGCTAGTGCATCATAATAGTTACCTTCGTATTCGCTAAGTAAATCTTTCAAAATAATTGCTGCTTGTTCTATTGCAAACGCTGGATCCTTTAAGGCTTCCGCATATTCTTCTGGACTTGAGAAACCAGCTCCCTCATAATAAAATTTGGGTATAATCTGTGCTATCCCAACCTCACCAGACGTTCCCGATAGGTCTGGTTGGTACCCAGCACCACCAGACTCAGATGCAATCAAAGAAGCCAATATATTGGGGTCTATATCATATTGATTAGCACTTTCTGTTAAATAATCCCTATATTGGGTAGGGAACGGCTCCTTGTCCTGATATTCCCAAATTATCTTTCTTTCTGGTTTTGCTTCTGGTGTGTTACCAAAAGTACCTTGAGGAACATCTCCTGACAATTTAGTTGGCTTTGGAATAACATCCTCTGCAACTCTTTTTACATTCTGACTAAGATAATCTCCTACAACCTTAGCGTTACCACTTACGTCTAACTCCCTCATTTTATTTCTAATATTTTCCCAAAACTCAGGGGTTATTACTGGCATTTTTCTCCTTTTCAAACAACTCTACTTTTATGTTATCAACGAGTCTAGCCATATACTTTATACCAAAAGCTTGTGCTGCATAATCTGCGTGTTTAACGCTTAACGACTGACTAGACGGGTTTATATTAAAACAAGACTTCATCAAGTTCTCTATATATCTACTTGAAACTCTTTTGTATATTTCCCACTCTGGGGAATCTTTAAGTCTAGACAAAGCCTCTGCCTCAGTTAAAGACATTTTAATCTTGTAAGGAATATCAACTCTTTGTAGTTCGTCCTTTACTTTTTTCTTAGTCATTGCATATTAGGAACGCCCTCAGCACCTATCATTAGAGCTGGATTAGTTGCTTTGGCTTCGCTACCCTCCACACCCTGGCCAACACTTGTCGGAGGTTGAGGCATGCCTGCTCTAGAACCACCTTGTTCCCTTAGTTCTTGAGCTGTAGATTCCCCAAGAACGTGAGCAGAGATGTTATTGATGAAATCATCAAACTTGGCTCTGGGTAAATTCTTTACTGGCTCAGAATTTATAAACGCTAAGTGTATGTTTGTGTGTCCCCTACTTGCGTATGGTGTCGGGCCTAGTTTCTTCCCCTCTAACATTATTTCATTTTCTCTGTTTGCTAACTCTAAAAGTTGCTGCTCATCAACCATACCCTGTTGTCCACCCTGTTGCGGTACTTCTGCTTTCAATTCGTCTGGATCAAAGTCATTTACCTCTAATATCTTATCTGCCATCTTACCTGGGTCTATATGACCTTGTTCTATAGCAGCCATTATTATAGGATTGTTGGAAAGTTCGTTTACCTTCTGCTGTAACAAAGGCTTGGATACTGGTAATGTAGGCTCTGCACTCATTCTTAGATCGTAACTTCCGTAATAAGGAATAATGAATTCTGGTTTTATTTCAAAGAAGTGTTCCCCTCTTTCTTTCTTTTCTACTAAAGAGCCATCTCTTGCTGTTTCTAGTTGAACATTTGGAGTAGATATACTTCTAAACTTATTTATCTTACCCTCCCCAACTATATTCTCTACCTTTGGTGTTTTATAAAATTGTACTATGTTAGAGGCTCTAAGTCTTATTATCCCAGTAAAAAGTTCTCTAGATAAAAGCCAGATCTTCATTCTCAAAGCCCTCATAGTTGATTCTTTTTGTATAGCCGCATCTGTAGCGGTAGATGTAGGTTGTGGAGATAGTATGCCAGTAACATCTCTACCATCCTGCTTTAAAAGCTCCTCCTCGTGATATGCTGATGGGTTAATATCTCTATATTCTAAAGGTTTTATTGAATTCGGATCATCGACGTAAACGAATCGAGAAGGAGCTATTATAGCCTCATCCTCATCTATAGTTTCTTTATTAGATACAAAAAACGTCTTGAATATATCCAGGTGTTGTCTATCTATTCTCATTCTTCTTAATGTCGTTAATTCATCCTGGATAGACTCTAAAAGCTCTGGCTCACCTATTGCATAAAATCCTGAACCAACAATTCTTTTAACATCCGAGCCTTCAGCAAAAGGAAGCTGTTTGTGCATATAGGGATTGGGACCGTCTCTTATCACGACATCGGTAGCGACTATAACTAACTTGTCTGGGTTTCTACCCCAATAAAATAGGACTTCTACCTGATCGGCTAACATACCTGATGCTGGTTTATAATATTGATAGTAGTCTGAACTTGCACCTGGTCTTACATATTGAACCGCACCGAATTGATCAAAGATAGAACCCTTATATGATTCAACAAAAGCGTTATAGTCCATTACATATCTTCTGATACAATCCTGTGCCTTAAATCTTCCTCTGTTAATAGACTGAGCTAAAGGATCAATATAAAAATCATACAAACTTACTGCTTCTCCATAAACGTCATCAAAGTCAGTCATCTCCTTTTTGACATACTCTTCTTCATTCTTATCCATATCGAATTTCTTTAAAAACTTAACTATCCTTTTATCTTGCCAATAATCTTCCTGCCACACAGTTTTACCTAAAATCAATGCCTGTTTAATTGCTGCGTATGCCTCTAAGTCCCCATCACCAATCTCCCAAGTGTAATCCTTGATATAGTTCATTAACTTGGCCTTAGGAATATCCTCAATACCTCTTGCAACGATAGTGGGCTGAACTGTCTGGTCTATCATTTCAGCTAATGCTTTTTCCACGATAGTCGTGGTGAAGGGCGGGACTATGGTTGATTGCCAATCATCGGCACTTCTATCTGGTCTCCATGCTTCATATTGTTTTTCCCACTTTCTCCACTTGGCTTCTAGGTCGTTACCATACCTATCGACACGCCCTGCTTTCATTAAGTGAAATCTTTCATATACGTTTCTTCTTACCGCCTGTATTTCATCTGACGGTTTATATATTGAGTTTATTGTTGCATCTTTTTTATCTTTGAATTGTATCATATCTGTTATTTAGTATAACTTATTCTATGCTGGATAATCAGAGTGAGAGAACCTCCTTCTTTCCATTCTCTTTCTTGGAGGGTAGGAAATCTCTAGTATAGAAGCCAATGCGTCTATAACATCGTCATTCTTACCTCTAGGAAATCTCCTCAATTCGTCTTCTAAAGTAGAATTCTCTGGAAGTTCCTTTTTGTGAAATACTGTCCCTGTTTCGTATCTAGGTTCAAGTCCTCTGATTCTTTCATCCTTAGATTTATCGTGGTGAGTCAACTCTTTAATGGGGATAAACCTGTTTCTCTTTCTCATCTCATCATTTATAGAAAATTGAAGAATCTTTTGAAAAGCCACAGTCTCCATACCTATTGTAACTGGTTTCCACTTCTCATCCCAATAAAATATTTGGTCTATTAAACGAGACGGATTTACTTTATCTCTCCATATATCAAGGATATACCAGGAGTTATTCTTATCTACCCCAACACAAACCATAGCAGAATAGTCAGCACTCTTCTTGTCTGAAAGGGCAGGGTCTACCGCGATAAATTTGTTTAAGTCCAATCCAGTCAGGTCTGTGTCTTCATAATACTTAAAGTCAAACTTAAATAAAGCATCTTCTATTGGAACTGGATTTAATAGATACTGTGCGGCAAAGTGAGAAGAACCCTGAGACCTTTTTAACTCCTCTAACTGTTCCCAACCCAAACGAGTAGGAAATAAGAGTTTTCCCTTACCCCACTCGCCTTCGTAGGCAGGTAGTTTTAGAATCGCAAAGTCCTGACCAACACCAGACTCCTCATCTTCAATCCACGAGTACAAATCTGATTGATGCCACGTAGTTCCAATAACAATAACCTGTTTTCTACCATTTATAGGGTCTATTAAGTCCAGTGCGTCCTTAAAAAAGTTAATAGGCTTATCTAACTGCTCACGAGTGTTTATATTGTCCCTATTAACCATATCATCTAATATTCCAAAGGTAAAGTGAGAACCAACAAGGTTTGATTCCATTCCGTAGGCTGAAACAGTAGGTTCCTTTCCTCTGTACCCAGAACCATCCATAGTTCCAGATAAAGTAATTAAATTCTCTCTCCACCCCTCGGCATCCTTAGTCAGGTCTCCATATATATCTTTTAAGACCTCGTTCTTGCTTAAATGGTCTTTAATCTGTTTCAAAAATGATACTGCCATAGGATAAGTGGCATTTGCTATTAAAACACGTTCATTAGGATTCTTACATATTCTCCATAGAGTATACCCGATTGTAATGATTGAAGACTTAAGAGAGCCTCTGGGTAGAAGTATTAAAAGTTTCTTTTTGTCTACATTATCCTGTACAAAATCACACACTCTCTTATGTAGAGGTTCATATAGGTCTGGCCATCCTAGAACGTCTCTATTAAACTCATAGAAGTGAGTAGAATAATACTTTTCTTTTTGAGCACGTAAGACTTCTCTAGCGTGTTCAATCTTTGTTATTAGTTCTGATTTATCCATCAAAACATCCTTTCTGGAATTGCTTTTATTCTTGCTTCGGCTATCTTTACATATTCTGGTTCAATCTCTATTCCAATAAAGTTAAAACCCTCTTCTTTACAAGCCATCCCAGTTGTTCCTGAACCCATATAGGGGTCTAAAACTGTTCCTCCTGGAGGTGTTATTAGTCTGCAAAGGTATCTCATCAAAGCCAGTGGTTTAACTGTTGGATGATTGTTTTGATTTTTCTTTGGTAAAACCCAAGTATTATTTTTACAGTCACAGGGTTTTAATTGACTTGCACCACATATATTGCATACCCTTCCAAGACCGTTTCCCTTAGCGTCAGTAATTGCTTTTTTTTCCATATTATCTAACC